ACTCCGTTTTTACAGAGTACCTCTTTTAATAGTTGATTTCACATTAAAGAACGCTGTTGAACAAAATAGGTTCAAGATACTCAAATTCAGTATCGCGTCCGGAAATTTGCCCTTCTTGAATATCAAACCCCTCACGGGTTACAAATGCTGCATTAATCTTAGCAAAAGTTTCAAACTTTGCTTTAATTTGACCAGTTTTGATATCGATAGCCCCGTCTTTTACTTTTCGCATTATAGCTATTTCTAAACCATCTTCTTGCAAAAGTAATGCATTTGTCCAGTCTTCGATGGAAGCCGAATTACGAAAACTACCCCTGACCATTTTATTAGCCAAAAGATTGAAATTGATAGTGTACGAGGAGCAAGATAAAGAACCGCTCCATTCTACTGGAGGAAGTTCATCTGGGTTGAACCGACCTATCCCCGTAACCTTGCTTCGGCGGATATTTTCAGTAACTCGAACGCTCTTCATCTTACCGATAGTTATCCCATCGATTTGTATGATTGCGATTGGCGCCGTCATTACCTTTTCGTTTTTATTAGCCATATTTGTATGTTTAAAATTTTTTGTTTATATTACACGGTGAAGTCAAGCATATTTCCGATAAAGAACATTTTGTTGTTCGGCACATTTGGCACAAAATCGTAAGTAATGAAGAAATCTCCATTTACGGCTGTCACCTTAACGTTTTTCCAAGTTATAATAAGATTATCATTTCCTGGTCTGGCAACTCTTGAAGCTAATTTAGTTTCGGTGAAGTTCTTTAAACTTTCAGGAGAAGCTTGAGCAACAGTGTCGCCTGTAAACCGAGCAGCAGCATCAATTATGAGTTCCTTGTTCAGTTGAGCTTTAATAAGCGCAATTGATAACTCGAGACTTTCTCCATCGTCAGCGATAGTCTTTAGATTGTCTTGTATCGTTGTTATGCCTTGATTTATACACCAGTACCCGTTCACGTTACGAACGTGCATTATACCAGCTTGTAAAGCATTAACCCGTTCTTGCTTTTTCAAATCATAAACGAAGTTTTTGTACCCAATACGTTTGAAAGTTAATGGAGTTTGAGGAGCAAGGCTCGCATTCAACCCTATGACTGAAGCTGCAAGGTAAATTGACGGAAGGCTTTTATTTCCGTTTTTATCTTTTCGAACGTCTTCGGGGGAACCGTGAACGGTCACAACTTGTTCGTCGTTATAATATTTTGCAATTGCTTCTGAAGTACCAACTTCTCCAAATAAATCATCGTCTTTTTCGCCGCCGCCTATAACCATAAACTGGGTGAACTTTGCTTCATTCTTCAAGAAAGCGTGAAGTAATCCGTTAGTGGCGGTATCAGCTCCCATTACGCCATATTTGTCGCATAAAAAGAATGTAACATCAAGTTCTGATATCGCTTCAAGAACCGCTTTATATTCATTATCGACGCTGGTAGTGGCTCCTCCTGTGAATACTTCCAATGGGCGAGTTGCTAAATCTCCCAACAATAGTTGATTTGCAGAAACTAAGAAATTAGCCGTCATTACTTTATTGCTAATTGCCCAAGCTTTAAGTTCGTTAATCGACGTACATTCAGGACTTTCAGCCAGTAAAATTGGAGCGGAGTTATCGTATGATTTAGTACCATACACTTCGCCATCTTTGTCAACTCCGGACCAAGTTCCTTTATAAACTTGAAGTATAAACAAAAATGGAGTACTGCCTGTTATTATTTTTGCTGCATACCCAGTTTTTAATATACTGGAAGTTTCTGCGTCTAAAACTCCGTTACCAACTATGCCTTCGTTTTTGCAAGTAAAAGTTATATCCCCTTTTGTTCCCATTGATAAGACAAGACTGGCTGGAACGGTCGTGGCCGCTCTGGTGTAATACAACTTAGGAATACCAACTGAACCTTCTATCGGCATAAACAACTTCTTTGCTATGTCGGCAACAGGTCCTCCGTTGACAAATGCGGAAAAATCTTCCCAAGCGGTAAATTCATATATCGCCTTTAATCCCTTTGCATTAGTTCCTTTAATTCCGGAACCTCCCGAAAACTCAACCCCATTCGATAAGCTTAACCCCGTATCTATAATCATAGCGTTGCCAAAATTAGCAACATTCGCTACCGATGTAGGATTATAGACCGTTGCGGCATAACTTCCTGGTTCTATGCAGTTCTTGCCCTGAAAATTAACAACTGTACTCATAATTATAATTTTTATTTTGTTTATATTATTACTTGTTCAAACATTTTACCCTTGAATACGAAATTTTTTATTATCTCGTCACAAACTGTTTTAGGAACAGTTAATTCGTATTTGAATGATAAATTTAATACTTTATGAAATATGGCCACTGGTATTAAATCATCTTGCATCATTATATCATTTCCAGATATTCGTGGAAGTCTAAGTCCTAAAAGTTCAAGATGTGGGGACAATATCAGCAGCATTGATTTTAATACATTATATACCACACCAACTTCGCTTGAGTTATCGCCCGTTATCATTATTTGATAATTACTTTCCATCATCTGCGTAAGCGTATCCCTTTCTTTTTCAACTCCATCGGAATTTATTTCAGTATCAGTTTGATACCCTTCTCCTAATCCTATTGAGCCATCGCAAGCCGATTCAGCGGGTAGCATAATGTGTAACGATAAATCTTTTGCTACTTGAAAATTATACCCAAAATTAACGCTTAAAAATTGGGTCTTAAGAAAAATCTTTTTAGCTTGTTCAAAGTAATTATAGTTGTTTAATCTAATAGCTTGCCCGTCCGAGTTTTCTCCGAGCATTCTATATAATATGCTTTTTTTTGGTTCAGCTGTATTCTCAACAATATTATCCTTCAAAACCCTTTTAATGGTTTCAAGAGTATTGTATATAATTATTTCAGGTATTACAATTGCACTCATAATGTTGCGTCTAAATATTTCAAAGATTCATTATTCACTATTGTATCGACATCTGTTGTTTGAACGGCTTGTTCTGATAAATGTACCGCTTTTAATCCCCTGTGTATCCAACTCAAGGGGTCTGAATTTGAACTAACTCTCCTGAAAGTGCCATACGTATTTTGAGTGGAATTTGCATACACGCCAGTGCGCTTTCCTAACCCATCGTACAAAGAATTTTTATGTTGATATTCGGCGAATAAAACAGCCGCCGATTTAGGGGAAGTTATTTCAGCTCTTGATTGCGGTATATTATAGGGAGCGGGGATGCTCGATGCAGGAAGTTGTTCTCCCTTAGATTGTTTTAATACCAAGTCGTAAACTTCTTGAGGAATTTGTCCGGCAAATCCAGCCATGCCTAATGTTCCAGGAACACCAATGCGAAATGGTATTGTTAGATACCAACCCGCTGGTTTTATCATCATCCCTTTTTTGTTATAGACGGGGACGGTATTTTTAATTTTAGCGGACTTTAAAAATCCTGCCTTCATGTCAAAAGCAGATGCCCCGTTTTCGAGCATAGTAGGTAAAACTCCAGTAAGTACTATTTGCTTTTCAAATCTTCCTTTATCTACTTTGTGTAAATTTTGAAGATATTCAGGGAGTGTAGATTTTAGATTTTGTTTTGCTAAAGATACCCAATTTAGATAAATAGCCGCTGAGACTTCATTAACGCAAATTTCCGTTAACAAATTTATATCGGTCGCACATAAACCGAATTGCTTTTTTAGCCCAGTTAAATCTATTTCTATGGGTTTCATGGATATATTGTATTATCAAATATTTCGATGCCGAATTTTTGAGCGTCAAACATAAAATGTGCTTTTCGGCATGTTACGTTTACAGGCATTGCTGTGAGCTTTTCGTCTGAAAGTGATTCATTCCTTTCTCTTACTTTCATTAATTCCCTATTCGCGTCTAAAACGTGGTATACTGGAGCATACGAGTATCGTACTGTGATTGAAATAGGCAAATCTTTTGAGGACATATCTTTAGCTTCTATTAGGTCTTGTATTCCTAAATCAAAAACTATTCTATTCCCCTTTATAGTGTATTGTTTATTTGTTAACGGCAACAATGGTTTATCATCTGATACAAATAAATAAATGTTTGTAATGTCAATGGGTTCATAAATTGGATATGCTAATATCTCCCCTTCGAAAAGAATTGGTCTTAATACTTCTGAATAATACGCTTCTAATTCTATAAGGATTATTCTATCCATAAATCCTAATTTGTCGATACCGCGAGTGGTAATTTTTGCAGTCCCTTGATTTACCTCGCTAAAATCTTTGTACCGCTTTGAGTTGTTCATCCCCTGAGAAACTACTCGGGTGAGTTTTCGGTCTACAAATATCCAGCCTCTTCCGGAACAGTTTTGGCAGGTAGTAAGAGCTTGACCTCCTGACTTTTCATTACATGGACAACGGAGCGCTCTGTCGATATACGCTTCATATCCGTGGTTATCTATCAACTCATTAAAATCGCCAACTCTCCAAACTGGCTGAGGGTCTACAAATTCTTTCGGAGTTGTGACTATTGGCAGATAATCGTTAACAATGCTCTTTGTTTTCATGTCTACAATACTTCAAAAGTTATTCCTCTGTACTGATTTTTTATGTTAGGGAAAGTTTCTTTCATGTCCTCGATATACATCTTTATACGACCTTGGAAGAGTCCTCCGGCAGCTGACCTAGATAACGGTGTGTTTTGGGAAACTCCGTCTAAACTGACTTGGATATTAGTTATACCAACTCCGTATAAAACATCTCCAATTATTCCTAAAACACTCACCGCCGCCATCTTTGAAATGAAATCAAATAAGTCTTTTGGAGTTACGTCCCATCCTGTGACATACGACATTCTCCAATAGTTAGGGATAAATTTTTGACCAAACCACCCCATGCTTGGAGAAATTCCGTTGAATATTAATGAGTTTTGATTCATTTGAGAACCGCCCCCCATATTGGCAATTAAGTATATGTTTCTGTAAATAGCAACTTGAGATATTTTTTTTAGAGATATCCACTCTTTAGGATATGTTATTTGACAAACGTCGTTTATATAACCTTTCAACCCGTCTACCGATACAATCGGATACATTGTCCTGATATACCCCCAGCAATTAAATTCTTCGCGTACAAAATCACGGCTTTCTTCAATAACTTGCTTAGTAAGTTTTATGCTAAACAAATTTTCAATCTTCTGCTGCGCGTTCGCGATATGATTCTTAATAGCTTGAACTGATAATACTTTACCGTCGTTATTACTCATTGGTATACCAAACAAGTAATTTTCTATCAATTCCGATGGACTCATTATAAGACCTTCGTTCTTGTTATATTGTATTTTTAGTTTCAGCTTAGGCATAGTGGTATATCAGGACTAAATGTTATTTTACTTCTTCAATTTTTTCGGCAGGAACTTCAGGTTCTTCAACCGTTTGTTTGTCTTCTTCAGCCAAATCTGTTTCGAGTTTTAAATCGTTGTACTTTTTGATTAAGTACCCTTGCATTAATTTGTCTTTGTTTTTGAATTTAGCATATTCGGCTTCCGGATATTCAGCTCCTACTGCTAACGCAATCATGTCAAGCATTGACATTTTTTTGATTGAAGAAATTACTTGTTCTTCTTCTGATTTTTCTTCACCTGATACTGGAATAATAGAAACTCCTACTTCTTCCCAATCCTCAGTCTGTAAAAGCAATGTTCTTGCAGCTTGAGTTGATACGTCAACCTGACCTTCAGAATCGATTGTAATTAAGCCATCAAAAGGGATAATCAATTTTGAGTTAGTAATTTTTTTTGATTGAATTTTCATAATGTTTACTTTTAAAAAAAAGAGGGGAAAGGGCAAGACCCCGACCCCTCTTCTTCGATTATACAATTTTATTTTATGTCAAGGAAGTTCCAATGTTGATGAAACGAACCATTTTCTTTGGTGCGTACAAGAACGGAGTACCGTACATCAGAATCATGAAACGGAAGGCTGGAGATAATACAGCTAAATCCATTTTCATAAGCGGAGCTAATTGAGCGAACTCAATAACCTCGTTGTCGAACTGTTGCATCATCGCTTGGTCGGTATCAGGCAAGAAACGGTTATTATCGCGAATACTTCCGGCAATTGCTCCGTCATAACCACGGTTCAAATCATCCAAAGAAACATCAAACAAGGGGAAGAACTGGCCAGAAGCCAACCCACCGCGTTTTGTACGATAAATTCTATAACCTGTTGCGGCATTAATTCCACCGCCTGTCGTAAATTTCAAATCACAACCAGCTCCTACGACAGCTGTAACTGCCGCTGTATTGTAAATTGATAACGCCGACTCACCTTTTCGGTTCAAAGCTGTAACGGCATAATACACAGCTCCTGCGTCAGTAGAGAACCATTTACTTCCGTTAACAGCTGCGGTTACTGTAATTGGAGCAGTTGCATCCCAAATAGGAGCATTCGGAGCCAATACTGAATTAGCTGCGCTCAAAGAAGTCCGGAAAGGCAATTTTTTGAAGAATACATCGTGATTCAACCCAATCTGTCCAAACTGAGAATCAAAAGCCTGAACTTTTTGTCCCATGATACCATTCGACATGGCAGCAGTATTCGGTTGGATGAATTTGTTTCCATAGAAGTTTTTCACGAAATTACTCAATACTGCAGGAGGTGCATAAATTTGAGTGCCTAAACCGTAATTTTCAACGATAGTGTTGGCGGCTGTTTCGATAGAATCTTCTTGTAAAGCTTTACCGCGTAAATCCACGATATGTTCAGAATCCATGTAAGTTCCAAAATCAGCCCAAGCATCAGATTGAATCTGTTGAGCGATAAACCCATTAAATTCCTGAGGGATGATTCTTTCGTCTCCAAAATAAAGAGATTTGTTCAATTTACGGAGAATCCAAAGAGTACCGTCTTTGATTGTACGTTCCATAACGTTCCCAATCATGGTATTGACCAAAGTCATCTGGTGAGTCACACTCTTAGTAACGCCAAGGTATTTCACCAACTGAGCCCGACGAACATAAGTCGAGTCTTCTTCGTCCGGAAGTTCTCCTTCAGAATTAAATCCACCGCGATCCTGACCGTAACTGGTCTGTTGGTTGTACTCTTCCACAGTGTTGAAAGCAGCTTTCTTTGGTATGTCTTTCCACAAGCGGATATCAGCTTCCTTGAAAGTGATATGTTTTAGGGTCTTTTCCAAAGACTCAACTTTCAATGGAGCGCCAGAAGCATCTGCCATGTCGGTGTTTTCACGACCAGTAGTTTCGCCAGCACTTAACGCTTTATTAAGAGCGTCAACGCTTTCCCCCGAAGAAGATCCGTAACCGTCATTACCAGCGGCGTATCCGTAATCAGAAAGATTGATTGATAATTTTTCCATCTTTTGTTTTGTTTTTATTTTTATTTTATGCTACAATTTGAATTCCAAATTCACGCTTAACGCGGTCAATAATGTCTTTAGGAAGATTTTTGTTTGCTTCAAAATGAGTACAAGCGGCTGAATATTCTTCATCGTATCCCCCCTTTTGAAAAGTCGCTTCGTCAAGTATGGCGGCAATAGCCTTTTTTTGATTTTTCATACTCACACGTTGCATTCCGTCATCAACGGCTTTTTCGCCAAAGTCGCTATTGTCAGCTTTAACAAAATTCTTTTCAACCGCCGCTGTATTCCGCATTGATTTAGGGGCAGGAGATGAAGAACCAAATTCTTCAATCTGTTGACTCAAACCTAAAATAGTTGACTCGTTTGCTTTGATTACATCTAATAGCTCTGCTTCATGTATGGCGGCTGAATCAAGCTTTTGAGAACATTCTTTAATCAATACAGCAGCTGCAGTAATAAAGCCTTTAGTCAGTTTGTGTGATTCAGCGATGGCTTTTTCAATCGTATCAAAACGATTTTCTTTTTTCACTTCTTCAGCTTCTTCGGCTTTTTTCATTTCAACTTTTTCTTCGGCTTCTTCAGCGGGTGCTTCTTTGGCTTCTTCGGCTGGCGTTTCTTCAGCTTCTTTTGTTTCCGCTTCTTTGGCTTTCACAATCGTTTCAGTACTTGAATTAATATCAAGACCTAAAACTTCATATGCTTTTTCAATATCAGCGTCGGTAACTGTTTTTCTATTATTCATATTTGAAATTTTTAGTAGCAATGAATATATTTTTTCTGCTTTTTCAATATTAATACTTGGTACGTCTAAGAATATACGTTCCATTACCTCGGATTTACAAAAAGATTGATTTTTTATTTTCTTGTCGACCGATTCTTTAATCAAAGGAGCGGCTGTTGAAGTGTCCATTGATTTTTCTTCTTCGTCATCTTCTTCTGGTTCGGAACCTTCGCCTTTAATAATGTCAGCGAACGTTTGAGAGTTTTTAGGTTGGTGTGTTATAGCAACTCCCGTGATACTTGCTTTTGTGATAATTTTATAATCAGGGGATTTTTTATCGTTAGATTTTCTTTGAAGAACTTTACCTTCGATTGAGTAACCGAGGCGACGGGTTTTGCTATCCTTTGCTAATGTCAAAGCGAGCTCATATACGTCACGAGCTATCTTGCTAGATGGGTATAAATCAGTTTCAATATAAAGACCTTCGGGTCTTATTTCTCCTTTGCTTGGTTCTCCCACAATTGTAGCGGGTGCTCCTTTGGCTTGATGATGCCAATTTACTGTTCCGCTTTTCATCAAAGGTTCTATGTCAAATCCCTTAGGGTCTAAAAACTCCCCGTCTGAATCTTTATCCATAGTGGAAGCAATACCGCCAAGTCGCATAATTTCAACGCCTGTAGTTTCGTCAATAGCTTTTTCAATCGCTACTGGACACCAAAATTTAAAATCGTCTTTAAGTACTCGTTCCATAAAAAAAGGTCAAGAAAGTTATTTTGTAACTCTTGACCTTATTATAGCTGCTTGAACTTAAAACAAAGAAAATATTTTTTATTCAGTTCTAGTGCCGCCAGTGACATCAGCATCTTTATCAAAGAATTTCCCAATTCCTAAAATAACGGGAGTAGAGATTACAAGATATTGACCAATATCTGATATAGTGGCAATTTTTAAATATACAAAAAATAAAGAAACAAAAACATTTAACAAACACAATATTCCTATTACATTTGTTTTCCAAGATCTCCCTAATAAATTAGTCTTTTCCATAATATATAAATTTATTTAAATCCTGGCATTAATGTCGCATCCGGAACATAATCGGTGGGCTTGTAATTTTTATTTTGAGCCTCAAATACACGAGTAGACCACCCCTTATAATATTTCCAATTTTTAGGGTTTTTATTACATAAATTATAATATCTCAACAACCAAGAAAATTTGTACAATTCTATAAAATCGCTGTTGGTCATAAACGTTTTTAATTTGTATTCGTTTACGGTATTGTTTAAAGAATCTAACTTTTTTTGTTGCACTAATATGGTCTCTTGAAGTTTGTATGTTGAATACAATAAAGTATCATTTTGAGCTTTAAGCACAATGATTGAATCTTTCAGCGGCTTGTCTGAAGACAATGTCTGAATTTGTTTAGGAGAACACGCTGCAAAATTGATAGATAATAATAGCAATAAAATTATTTTTTTCATAAAGCATTTAATTTTGATATAAGTTCTGGGTCAACGACTCCGTCTTGCTTCACATGAACCAAACCTTCTGCCATCTTTATAGCTGGAGATATGCCGAGATTAACTGCCGCGTTTACTAATATCCCCGCAGTAGGTTGACTCTTTATACCGTTGCCTCCTATTTTATTCCAAAAATTCTTAAGGTAGAAACTCAATACGCTATCGTCTAATCCTGGAATTGAGCCCAAGTTTTTAGGGAAATTTGCTTTATCTTTTTTGGCAATATCCACATACTTCCACACAGGTTCGTTTGGCCAAAAGTTACGTGCTATTCCCCCGATTGTTTCCCCTCCCGAATCATTCTTATCATTAACATACCCCGTTCGTTTGTTTTTAGAATATCCTTCAATTGTGAGGACAGGTCTTATTGCTAAAAGAAAATCAGCCATTTTATTTTATTGTTAAAGATGTGAAATCAATACAATTTTTATTTAGAAAGTCAATTAATTTTGTGGACTTTTTTGAGTTATCTAACAACAGAAATTTTGATACGTCAGTTCCATCGTTTTCCAAGTACTCTTTAAATCCGTTTTCTAAAAGGTATATTTGAAACCCTTTGCGTATCGCTTCTTGATATTCGGTCTTCAAATCACTTATAAGCATAGTCTTATCCATATCCTCGATTAAATGTGGATATTCAAAATCTTCCATTAACGGAAAATCCCCTTTAAACGGGATAAGGTCGCTCGGCTTCTTTTTTAGCAAATAACCTTTTGCTAATGTGCCTACTGTTGAAACTAAATTGTAATCCATATAGTTTATTTTTTTACGATTATTTTACTTCTGTTTAACACTACCATAAATGAATTTCCCCGACCGTTTCCGTCAGGCGCTATTAAAGCGTCATACCCCTTTAAAGCGGCATAAACTCCTATGGCTTCACGATTGTGGTGTCTTGTGTTATCATATATCGCTGAATATACATCAGCATCCGCATTCTTTGGTTTCTTTAAAGCGTCTAATTCTTCTTTAGCCGTTACATTGGCTTTAAATAACGCATTTACTTCGCCTTTCATTGCCGCTACTTTATCTCCCATTTCATCCACTCCTTTTGTGACCGCTTTGTCGATTACCTTATAATGATTGTTCATGAACCATTCTTGAAATTCTTGAACAGGATAACTATACGGGTTGGTGAACGCATTCTTTTGTTTTATTGCATTATTTTCGTACCTATATTTACTAAACATCAAAGATGTCTTAGAGTTTGGCATTTTTAAAATAAATACATTTGAATTAGGAGCTTTTTCAGTAACCGTTCCCCCGTTTGACGTAACCCATTTAGTTATATTTTTACCAAAGAAATCGTCAAACTTAGGGTAATCGGGTTTATCATCGTCGTCTAATTTCCCCCAATCTATACTATCAATAGTAAGTTGATGGTCGACTAACGACGCTTCGTCCCAATGCATATCTGCTTTTATGTCAGCTGTTACTTTTTCGGTGATATGTAATAATTCGTCTTTCTTTATTTCTAGCTCTTTGTATAAATTGTCTACTTCCGCTTGCTTCGCCAAAGCTGCTTGAGTATCGAATGTTGTAAGTTTTTCAATTTCTTTTTTTAAATCTTCAATCTTAGCGACTTTGGCACTTTTGTCCATTGTACATTCCAATATCTGACCCCCGCTATGTGCATATTGGTGTGCGTGGGAATACGCGTCAGACTTTTTATAATCAGCTTCGGTTCTTTGTTTATTGGCTCCATCGTTTACATGAAAGTAAATACCTTGACCGTAATACCCCATAGTCCCATAAAAGCATTCATCTGTATATTTGAACTCGTCAGCCCAATATAAAGCGGTTTTCCCTCTTCCGTCATCAAGCCCCCTGAATAATTGTATATCCCCTTTGGCTATTTTATCCCAGTAATTCTTATGTTCTACTACCAACGGTCTAGCATCAAATCCGCGGGATTGACAAATAGTATCTAATAATTCCCAACCGTGCTTACCTGTGTTATTTAATTTGCCATCAGCACTTGAACCGTTAGCTTGAGACCAAAAATCCTTCAATTCATCATCTGAAAATTCCCTATACATGTCAACGTCCGGAAGTAAAGTCCTCGGTAAAACGGTACGGTTTAATTTCTTGTCCGCGTCTTCGATGTCTTTTTTTATTTTTTCAAGACTGCTAAAACGTTTAATCATAACGTCCGCTAAAACCGCGTCTCCCGATAAAGAAATAAAGTTTAGGACATCATCCTTTTTCTTTATTACTTCATTTATCTGGTCAACTTTTTCTTTATTAGTCAGATTACCTAAAACAGTAGGATTATATTTCAGCATACTGGCCCAATCATTGACATCATTATCAAATCCCTTCATGCCCCCTTGAGCCTTGTAAAACAAAGAACCCCCGTTATCAACTCGCACTAACCGACCCGCTGAATCAATTAATATATTGTCGTTTTTATAGACATCCCAATTTGATAATAGCGCATCGGCTGCGTACCCTTTAGCCATATCGGGATAATTAGAAGAATCCGGAACTTTAGCAAAAGGTATAAATTTGGACAACAATGTTTTATTTCCTTTACCGTCATCATACATTTCCATATCCGGAACACGTTGTCCGAGTATATGATAAAGTTGTGTCGCCATGTACTCGGAAGCTACGTGTCCGTTGGAAGTATTACTCCCCTTCTTCATCACGTATTGATTGCCCTTCGAGTCTTCAACCAACTGAGCCCCCGTACTACCGCCGAGTGCTTTAATTACCTTAAGATTGCTTATATCTTTGGGGAACATATCGTTTACATACGCAACATTCATATCCGCTTTTTTGCTTGTTTGTTTAGCGTTGCCTGCCAACACATGACCCTTGTATACTCGCCAATCGTATGTGGTTGTAGCGCCAGGAGTTAGAGTCCATATATATACAATTCCATCAACGTTTTTAGTTTGGCCAGGAAGTATTGCCTTGCATATTTCAACGTCTTGAGCGACTTCGTTTAAAAAATCGGCGATGGATTTTGATACATAAAGGTGGTATTCGTAATCATCCATAAAATCGTCGGACTTTATCTTATATGCGTCACAAGCCTTTATCAATGTATCGTAAGAAGAATCGTCCAGCGCAAACTGAGAGATCCTCTCCAATGCTACTCTATATTCATTCATGATTATCCTTCAGTTTCTTCGAACAATAAAGATTCAGCTTTTTCAATCGACATTTCGTTTATTTGGTCTTCAAACGATTTTTCAATTACTTCCGGAACGATAACCGTTTCTTGAAAAGTTTCAGCTTTTTCAAAAATTTCAACGCTTGAAACAAACTCATTATCGTCAGCCTTCGTTAAAACCTGCAACGCTTGAGTTTCCCAATCCTTGTCTTTTGTTCCTAAATATTTTTGAAAATTGGCGCTTTGTTTTCTTAGGTTGGCTCTAGTTGCAGTTCTGCGTTCGTTAAGTATCTTTGAGAAAGTTCGAGTGGTAAATTGTGCTGGGTCAATATTGTTTTCGTGCCTGATAATTAAATCTAGAAGTTCTTGACGTTCTTTGTCATCTTCGGCTGCATCATCCAAACGTGGAGCCGAATCAAATTCATAGTCTTGGAAACGACTTTTCATCGTTTCAATTGTTTCATGAATTGTTAAGTAAATTTCCGAAACAACCCCGCGGGACAAAATAGCTTTTGTGTCCTCGTTTTCAGACAAGGTATTAACGTCTTTATTCGTCATTACCATTATACGCCCCGTAAATTCAAAATTACTTTTTACATCGTCTGGGTCTCCGATAATTCTTTTTCCGGTCGCCGATGTAGCCTTTTTCATAACCGAAGCGCAATCGGCGCGGGTGATTACTTTATCCGTATCATCAAACAATATGATTTTCCCGTTGTGAGCTTTTAGGATAGTCAACAATTGTTTTCCCGAAGCTACGTCGGTTGCTTCAAAGATGTCATAATCTCCATCACCAGGAGTGTCGCCTTCTTGGAATGGTCTCATGTTCAATTCTTTTGCAAGTCCGTTGAAACCGTATGTTTTACCAATACCTGCTCCACCTGCTGAAATCATGAACCTTTGACCGTCGTTTTCAAGAAATTCCAAATACTTAGCATTCAAATCGAATATTACTTCGTCGGGTTGAATGTAGTTAGGGTCTTTTATTTTTTGTTTGTAAACAAATTTGTCGTAACGTATCCGGTCAGCTTTACCGATAAGTTTGTTGAATGTTTTTTGAACACGTGGGTCGTTTTTGTTCAAATACCATTCTTCACGAATAGCTTCTTGACCGTCTAAATCTACTTCTGCGCCGTCGGCGATATCGTCAGTAGAAGCCGCGGCAGGTTTAGCTCCGTTGCCGACCATTTTATTAATTTTGGCTTGTTTAGCCATGTGGTCGTCTAAAGTTCCAGTTGTGCTTATGCCCGAAATATCAACCCCGCGCTTTTCAAGCTCTTCTCGAGCAATGATACGTTGTTCAGCTTTCGCATTCTTTGCTCCGGCAAATGTTATTAATTTTGAATCATCGGTTTTAGAAGCCCATTCTTTCAGGGTATCGTTACTCATTGGTTTAGCGGTAGAACTCGAAGTCACGCTCCCCCTTCCGCCTTGTTTACGCCAATCTTCTTTGCCTGAAGTTAACAACGTCCAAACTAAAGAACTATCTTTAGGGTGCACGTCGCCTATTGCGTGTGCTTTCTTAATAATATCATCTTTATTCATGCCAATAGTTTTTATTTTTACACATGACAATTAATAGTTGATTCTATTCTGTTTCGAACTCGATTGGTAAATGTATCCCGAAAAAGTCTTCCATAATCTCACGAGTAACCCGCGTAACCGTATCAGAATCTTCGCCCCGACGCAATTCTTTATTGACTAACTTTTTGCCGCCTTTAATTAACCGAATAGTTTCTTCAGCATTTTTTACAGCGTTGAACAATTCCATTACCAAGTCAAAATTATGCTTCGTATCGATTAAATATTGCTTCTGAGTAATTTCCCTTTCAGCCTTCTTTAAAGCTTCAGCAAACTCCTTAGGAGTGGCATTCCATGGTATTATTACCGCTCGTATGTTTTCAAACAACGGGTCGTAAATTTCTTTTGTCGATTTTTCAAGCCCTCGGTAATCTCTCAATACTGGATAACACCCGTTCAACATTGCTTCGATTATAAACCCGTTGATATGCGTACGACAATATTGAGCATAATGGCGTGCCCACGATGGGTCTACGGCAAATTTAGTGCATTGCAATCTGCGAGTTACTTCGACACTACTCACTAAACCAATATAATGCATACCGAACTTCTCGGCTCTATTCCAAACAGTAATTTTTTTATCGTATTCTTCAGGTAAATCAGGGTCGTACCTAATGTCGCAAATATAATTTTCTTTGACCTTATCTGGAGAAGTCATATAAGCTTGTTCAATGCCGGAACCAGCGACTGTTATGGAATAAGTCCCTTGAATAACATCGTAGTTCATATACGGAACCGCTCTTAATAAATCCTCAACCCGCTTCATGCTCTTGAATATGTGAGCGGCAAAGAAATCCTCTTTTCGGTCTTTTAATAAAACAACAGGCATTTTTGAGTTTTCGTCCAGATAACGCGGGTTCAAAAG